TGCCCGAGGGCGTCGAGATCGACAAGACCGCGCTCGAAGCGCTGGCCCCGGTCGCCAAGGAGATGGACCTCTCCAGCGCCGCGATGTCGAAGCTCGCCGGCGTCTACGCCGAGCAAATCCTTCCGCACGTCACCGAGACCATCGCCAAGGAGATAGAGGGCCAGGCGGCCGCGCTTCGCAAGGAGTGGGACGGCCAGGCCCGGCTGGAGATCAGCGGCGGCAAGGACGCCGACGGCAAGACGATCGAGCCTTTGAAGGACGCCAAGGGCGAGCCCGTCTACGGCGGCAAGTCCTTCGACGAGGTCGTCCAGGTCGCGGCCAAGGCGATCGACCGCTTCGGCGGCGACGACCTTCGCCAGGCCCTTCGCGAGAGCGGCTTCGGAAGCCACCCGGCGATGGTCAAGGCATTCTTCCTCGCGGGCACGAAGCTCAAGGAAGACACATTCGAGCGCGGAGGGCCGGGCGCTTCGCCCAAGACCGACGCGGAAGTTTTCTACGGCACGAACGCCGGATAAGTAAGGAGACGTAAAGTGGCCGTTCAAGCATCAGGCGTTCCGACGCTCCTCGACGTCCTCAATGAGATGGGCGGCGACGGCAAGCCGTTGAGGATTGCCGAGGTCCTGACCCGCACCGAGGAAATTCTCGAAGACGTGGTCTGGCGCGAAGGCAACACCGTGACCGGGCACAAGGACGCCGTCCGCACTTCGCTGCCGTCGCCCAGCTTCCGCTCGATCAACGAGGGCGTGCCCGTCACCAAGGGCGGCAGCACCCAGATCGAAGAGACCTGCGCGATGCTGGAAGACTTCAGCCAGGCCGATCGCGAGCTGGCGCTGCTCCACGGCGGCGGCATTGAAGATTTCCGGGTCCGCCAGGCCAAGCCGCACATGCAGGGCATGGCCCACGCGATGGCGCAGCACATCTTCTACTCCAACGCCGCGACCAACCCCAAGGCGTTCACCGGCCTCGCCCCGCGTTTCAACACGCTCGACGACACCGTCAGCCAGGCCGCGGGCCAGGTCATCGACGCTGGCGGCACCGGCTCGGACCTGCGCTCGATCTGGTATATTGGCTGGTCCGACGAGACCGTCTTCGGGCTCTATCCGAAGGGCACCCCCGGCGGCCTCCAGCACGAGGACATGACCGGCGCCGAGAACGGCAAGACCCTCAACGACGCCAACGGCAACAAGTATGTCGGCTACGAGGACCATTGGGTCTGGCGCTGCGGGATGATGGTCAAGGACTGGCGCTATGTCGTTCGCATCGCGAACATCGACGTCTCGCAGATCACCGTCGACGCCGCGACCGGCCCGGATATCCAGGACCTGATGATCCAGGCCGCCGAGCTGATCGAGACCTCGTCGAGTGTCCGCACCGCCTGGTACGTGCCCAAGCAGATCAGGTCGCTCTTCCGCAGGCAAATCCAGAACAAGGCGAACGCCAACCTGTCGTGGGGCGATCCGTCGAGCATCAGCGGCCGCAAGGTCCTTCAGTTCGACGAGAGCCCGGTTCGCCGCGTCGATGCGCTCAACACCTCGGAAGAGGAAGTCACGGCTTAAGGGCCTGAAGGAGAAGACCCAATGTATACGGACGCACAAAACAGGCCGTCGAACAGCCAGAGCGTGATCGCCAACGGCGCGACCGTCGTGTCGACCGACAGCATCGATCTGCTCACCGCGAACCGCAATCCGGGGCGCGGCGGGTCGATGCGGGTCGTGGTCAACGTCATGACCACGCTCGTCGGCGGCACCTCGATCCAGGCGCAGCTCATCGAGAGCGCCTCGGGCAACCTGTCCTCGCCGACGGTTCTGGCTTCGGGTCCGGCCGTGGCGGTGGCCGATGCGGTCGCCGGCGCCGAGCTTCTCGACGTGGCGATGCCCGACACCGCGAAGCGCTATCTCGGCCTTCAGTACGTGGTCGTCGGCAACGCCACCGCGGGCGCCGTCTCGGCGCACGTCGTGGCAGGCACCGATCGCCCGGCCAGCGAAATCGCAATGAACACCGGCCTGTAAGGCTGAATGAAGGAGCTTCCCAATGACCGAACAGTATCTTGCCACGAAGGGCAGCTTCATCGGCGGCAGCTACCACCCGCGGGGTAGCCTGGTGGACGTCGACCCGAGGAAGGTGAAGGACGGCCAGAAGAATTTGGTTCCGGCCGGCGACATCGGCCCGCTCGACGTCGTCGAGATGTCGGCGATCGGCCCGACCGGACCCAATCCGAAGGCGCCGCAGCAGGTTCCGCCCGACGCTGTCCAGACGATCGCAGGGCACGAAGTTGCCGGCGCCCGGCTGGTCGGCGAAGTCACCCGGCCGCAGGAAGAGCGTCTCGCCGAGATCACCGAGCCGTCGAAGGCCAAGGGCACCCAGGAGCTGGTGAGCGACAAGATCGCCGGCATCGAGAACAAGCCCACGGCGAAGGCCGAGGCCGACGCCCTGCTCGACGACAACGATGACGACGATCTGGTCGCGGGCAATTCCGCGGCCGTGATCGACAGCATCGGGCCGGACACCGATCTCGACAGGCTCGAAGCCGCCGAGAAGGATCGCGAGGTGCCTCGCAAGGGCGTGCTCGCCGCGATCGAGAAGGTGCGCAAGGAGCGCACCGAAGCCTGACGCAACGGCCGGGGCGAAAGCTCCGGCCGCATATGAGGACGACGAAAATGCAAATCCCGCTGCTTGGGACCAATCCCAGCCTCAACCTGAACATGGCTCTTCAGGGCCGGACCTTCGTTCACGTCGATGCCGCACGCGGGTCGGACGCCAGCAGGCGCGCACCCAACCGTGCCTTCGCCACGCTCCAGGCCGCGGTTGATGCCGCCAGCGCGGGCGCCGCGATCCTCGTCGCCCCCGGTCAGTATGACGAGACGGTCACGATCCCGCGCACCAAGCCCAATCTCGTTCTCATCGGCATCGGCGGCCGGGGCGGCGCCTATGTCGAGCCGACGACCGAGGATGCCGGAGGCATGGTGATCCACGCCGACGACGTCACTCTCATCAACCTCGGCGTCGCCGGCGAGGACACGACCTCAGCCGTCGCGCTGACCGTGACCGGCGCCCGGTTCCGGGCGATGGGATGCAAGTTCGAGGGCGGCCTGACCCAGCTCACGCTCGGGCCGGGCACCGATGCCCAGATCACCGCCGACACTCACGGCGACGGCGCCGACGCGCTGATCGAGGATTGCGAGTTCACCTGGGGCACCAACGGTGTGATCCTGAAGGCATCGGATTACGGCGCCGTCACCCAGGCGCGCTTCCGCAACAACCTCTTCCGTAACCTGAGCGCCGCGGCCTTCGAGGAGAGCGGAGGCTCGGCGGACATCCGCTTCCGCGACCTGCTGATCCAGGGCAATATCTTCGCCGAGAACGAAGGGGCGCCGCCGACCAAATATATCAGCCTCAACGACGATAACGGCAATGACGGGCTGGTCGTCGGCAACTATTTCCAGACGGCGCTCAACAGCGGCCTCAACCTGGTCAGCACGGCGCTGATCTGGGCAGGCAACATGCACATCGCCGGATTGAGCAACGGTCAGCCGAGCTGATAGACACGCTCGGCTCGCTGCTGTAGAAGGCGGGTCATGCGTATCGTCGATCTCGAAGCAATCGCAGACGCCTTGGAGACGGCGGCCGGCGCGACGACCAGCGCAAATCCGAACGCGATCGGCCGGTGGAGCAGGATCGCGGCCGCGGCCGAGGCTCTTGCCGGTGACACGACTGTCGCCAATCCGAACCTGATGGGCTTTATGAAGCGCACTGCGGTCGCGCTCGAAAGTATCGCAGGCACGGACGGCACTGCCGAAAACTTGAACGAGGCGGGCTACAAGAAGCGCATCGTCGATGCGCTGGAGGTTCAGGCCGGCGCCGTCACGGCAGGCTCCCTGGAGAGCCGCATGGTAACGGCGGCCGAGGACGCCTTGTGGATCGAGCTGGTCGCACTCACTCTCGACGACAGCTCGATCGCCGAGGACGCGGCGATAGGAACCGCCGTCGGTGCGCTCGTCGGCAGGTCGACAGGCTCGACGCTCGCGCTCATCGACACCGCGGGAGGGCTGTTCGCTCTTGACGGTCTGAACATAGAGGTCGACGGGGCGCTCGATTTTGAGACGGCAACCTCACATAATATCACGGTTCGCGAGACACTTGCGAGCGCGAGCAATAGCCCGCGTGATAGCGTGATAGCGATCACGGTGACGGATGTGGAGGAGAGCAGTACTCCAACAATTGATGCTGATACGACCTTTGCAACGACAACCGGATGGACCGACACGGACGGTGCTGGCACGTCTGACATAGCGATCACCGGAGGAGCACTGGTTTCCACAGGGGGATCAGGCGGCTCGCTTGAAATCATGTCAGCTAATATTCTAAATTGTCCGGCTCCTGCCAGCGTAGTCAATATACAGTATGAAATTACTGCATCTGATAATCCAAATAGTACTCGCGTTGGCATCTCTATTGGTGGAGGCACTTATGCTCTTTCCTCAAGTGTTGTTGGGGTTCAGACAACTGCTGTGACAGTCGGCGCTAGTGACACCATTCTTCGTATTAGAAATACTAACTTCGCAGGCGTCAACTGGACGATGGATAGCATCGCTATAATCTAACTGGAGAATTAAAATGCCCTCAAATATGATCCAAAACCCCGATCTCGTCGTCAACACCATCGGCGGCGTCCAGTTCTTCAACGCCCATGCCGATGGAGCCGATGCTGTCATCGACGGCGGCACGACCTACGGCCGCGTCACCTACGAGCTGAACTCTCCGTTCGTTGCCGGGGAGACTTACCTCCTCGATATCGGCATCAGCGAACTGTCCGGCGGCCTCGACCCGCAGGTCCAGATCGTCTGCGCCGAGGGCGGCCCGATGAACCTCGTCAACGGCGAGAACCGCTTCACCGTTCGCGCCGACATGGACCCGAACGACTATGGCTTCCTCGTCATCAAGGGCTCTGGGGCGTCCACGACCGCCCGACTGAGCACGCCTTCGTTGACCGAATGAGCTTCCAGCCCAACCCCTCCGACGTCGCGCTCTGCAACCGGGCCTTGTCCCGGCTGAGCCAGTCGCCGATCGTGTCGATCGATCCGCCGCAACCGCAGGGCTCGGCGTCGAGGGCTTGCGCGCTCTGGTACAAGCCGACCGTCGCCCGGCTCCTTGAGCTTCACCACTGGTCGCTCGCACGAAAGCGCACGACCCTGACCGCGGTGACGAACGACCGGGAAAGCGAGTGGACCTATCTCTACGAGCTGCCCGGCGACGTCGCCTTCCCGGTGACGCTGTCGCCGCTCGGGACGGCCAGCGGTCTTCAATATTACCGCGGGCTCGCCGGCCTGCTGGCGACCCTCTACGGCAAGCCAGCGTTCCTCAAGGTCGGCAACCGGCTCTATGCGAACTACAGCGGCATCCTCGACTACGTCTCCTACGACATCACCGAGGCCGACTTCAACGCGACGTTCGAGAACATCGTCGAGCTGACCCTGGCCGCGGCCATCGCCTTCGACATCACCAAGAGCCGGACGCGCGAGGAGAGCCTCCGCGAGCAGGCGACGAACGCGGTCAACCTCGCGATCACCCAGGACCTCAACGCCGGCAACCCGCGCTACGGCGACGAGACGAGCCAGCGCGACATCGTCCGCGGCGACGGCTTCGCGGCGCCCTGGGATTGGTGGCCGGGCGTCAGGCCATGAAACAGCCTCTTCCTAACTTCTCGAAGGGCGAGCTTGGACCCGCGCTTCGCGGCCGGATCGACACGCCTCAATACCGCGCCGGAGTGCTCCGGGCGCGTAACTTCATCATCCAGAAATATGGCGGCATGGCTTATCGGCCGGGCTTCAGGTTCGTCGCCGAGGCCGACGACGTCGAGACGCCGATGCGCTACATTCCGTTCGATTATGGCATCGACGCTTCCTACATGCTCGCCTTCCACGAGCTGTCGTTCCGGCCGATGATGCTCGGCGGCTCGGTGCTGGAGGACAATCTCGAAATCACCAACGTCACGAGCGAGGCGCAGGCGGTGATGGACATCGCCTTCCACGAGATGGAGATCGGCGATCGTTTCTATATCAGCGGCGTCGAGGGCA